CTACTTTCCTTCTTGTTTCGTCAGATTTATAGTAGTCTTGGTACTGGTGGGGGTAAGATTGATTTAAATGGGGGAGTTCATCATCGAAGCCTAAATGATCTGCTACTTTTTTCCAGTCTTCATTTAAATTCTCATATCTGCCGACAAAATCACAAAGAATATTTCCACTACTATCACAAAGTATATCTACCATTTGATTATAAGTAGCAGGTCCAGCGCAGCCATTATCAACCCAATTTTCAAAGCTACCATCTGTATCGCCCTGTCCGTCTTTTTGTCGCTTTAGCCACGAGGAGACTACTCTATCAAAAGGATTCCGCACAAATGCCCACGAGTAAAACTCAGGAAATATCTGTACCGCTTTGTCGGCGCCGCTGTGCTGGGCGTGATCGCTATTCCAATATCCTCTACCTTCTGCTATGCCTTGTCTTTTTCCTGCGTAGGACTTAGACTTGATCCAATATTTTTCAGTTGTAGAAATGGGGAATAATATTTGACGCATAGCAGTTCCTGCGCACTTTGGCACATGAAAGAACTTAAACTTATGGGAGATAGATACTATCAAGTTTATCCTTGAAGTGTGTTTCCAAGACATCTTTCACTTCAGATATGGAAAGTATTTCTACAAGTGCATCAAATAGATTTCTAGTATTATCCATGTCTAATTGCATAGCAATACCATCCTTAGATGGCTTCCATTCTTCGTCAAAGTCTTGGTAGTATTTTCTGATATGCAGATACTCTGTACCATAAAACTCATTCACAGTTAAGCGAATCTGTTCATGTTTTTCTTCGTTGTAATGTATTATCTTCTCGTATACTTGTGGAGCATTATCTAGGTCTATCATTTTTTAGAATTGCTCCAAGAGGTACGATGGATGTTACATTTTCTGGTGCTAACAGTCTATAACTGTCAGTATCCCAACAAAACAACAGTACCTGATGTTGATTTGGTTTTGCTCGGTTTCTTTTTGACTGTATGTATTTATTATCAAAGTCCATTGTGCAGACATTGTATTTTAGTCTGCGACTATTTTGACTTCGGTAAGTTACAACAGCATCCCCAGCTTTTTCTAAATTTTTAACAAATTCTTCTTTTTTCATGCGTTTCCTTGTGGGTTGTTAAACTCTTTTACCTTCCCATCTATGGTACCGCATTACATGGTTAAAATTCTAGTCAATAAAAATCCACGACACAGATTGCTCCGTGCCGTGGTCAGGGGGTTAACCTACTCGTTGATTGCGTTAATCAACGAAGCAAAATATTGAGCTGCCTTACCTGTTAGTTTTGAGATAATTGCGTCATCGGGTTCTTGACCTGCATCTTTAATTGCACTTGTCAATTCTTCCTGTGCTGCCGCAACATTAACTCTACCACCGCCAGTTGAACCAGCGCTACTGCCTGATGAACTTCTAGCAGCAGGTGTTTTCTTTACATAGACACCAGCTTTAGTTAAGATCATGCGAACGCCGTTTGGGCTCTCGCCTAACTCTTCTGCAATATACTTAACTATTTCCATAGAATTTTCAGGAGTTGGTTCCTCACTGGAATACATCTCAATCGCCTGTGCTTTACTTTCTTCTGTCCAAGCCACTCTTCTTCTCCTAGTAATATGTGTTGGTTTTGTGAACTGATTACGGAAGCCAGGTGCCCAACCTGTTGCGTCAATCATCTGGCTGTAAAATCTATCACTCATTTATAAATATATTATAATACGCCATAAGCATTTTGTCAAGAACTATTTTTTAAAAGCTATAGCCCCATCTGTCTAAGTCAGGCTGGACTATCGGGTTTACTTGCTTTAATAATTCTTTACTGTACCATCTTTGATAGTTACTTACTCTGCGTGTTGTTGGTAAAGGACTTGGGTCGTTTACCACTATTTTTTGATGGTGCAAATCCTGTTCCCAATTTTCAAGCGTAATAATATAATCTGCACCTTTGTAGGTTTCTACTTGACTAAGTGGCTTAATTTCATCAATCCAAGCACTAAGTCCGATCCAATACAAACCATCTACATAAGCTGCAATAATTCTTTCGTAAGGATTTCTTACGACTCCGATAAACTTATTATTTGAGTGAAGAAATAAACTCGGATTCATTTGCTATCTCTCTTGCTAATTGTTTAGCGTCATCAATTTCGTGTTTTTGTGGTGCTTCACTTTCTATTTTTTCTAGTTTATCTAATAAAACTTTTAACTTCATTGCGCACTGTAATGCACTGTGTGTCATCCCCAATTCTCCTGTAAAGATTTAAGATTATCCTCGGCTTCAGTCAACTGCTGTTGCCATACTACAAATTCTTCTAATAATTTGCTATGCTCACCAATACCTACGCTATTTTCATAGTAAGTTTTGAGCACTGCTTTCGCTTCTGCTATTTTGCTTTCCCAATGTTTTACTTGGGCTTGGTACCAAAGTGTTCCAGCGTACATGGGCTTACTCCTCCTATAAAATTCCAGACAAATTTATTTTGTTGTCTATCACTAAAAATTACTTGCATGAGAAATGGAACTGCTAAAAATATTAAACTTGCATATACTAACCACGCAGAAAGCCTGTGATAATACACAGGATTCTTTGGATCAAATATACCAATAATTTTCATAGCAGGAATCCATGTTCTTGCAAATAACATAATCCAACTAGCAAGATAAAATGCTAGTATACTATATGTTAACTCCATATTTTTCTAAATGCCTTAAACTGCCTAGATCATATGCGAGCTGTGCTGCATGAAATCCAATGTCAGTTGCTGTTGGAAAGAATGTTTTTTCCATATCACCTTTTTCTAGCACATAGATATGATAACACTTGCTACCATATTTTTCCACATAATCCATATTGGTGATTTCTTTTTCTACTATTGCTGGAGCGTTATACTTTGCACTCCAGACTTTCTCTCCCGCATTAAATTCTTCTGCCATACATTCATCTGGCAGATAGTAAGTTCCATCTGACTGTTTTTGAGGAACTCCAACTCTTTCGATCAATGACTTGATGAAAGCGTTACTTCTGTATAAACTGTTTGCAATTTGTTGGATACTAAATCCTTGCATGTATTTTGAGACGGCTTGCTGTATTTCCCACTCTGTTGCACCTTTGCCTCTATTTCTTGACCTCATCATAGCTCTGTGGGCTTCATCTTCTTTGTAGTCAAGTATAATTTTGTCTAATCTTGTGGTATTATATGCTATATTTAATATACCACATGCTTCTTTTTTTGTTATTGGATTTTCGCCTTCTAAAAACCCAATGACTTTTGCTATGTTTGCTTTTGTCAGTTTTTCTGTCTTTTTACTCTTTATTCTCAATTTTTGCCCCTAATAATATTATCGTATAGTGTGCGATTTTAAGTAAGTCTGCTCGATTATAGCCATTCTTTTTGCCATATCGCTGTGCATACTTAATTATATTTCCAATGCAGAATCCATCGCCATGATTCGCATCAAATATGAACTCAGTAGACTGGATTTTATTCATACTATAGTGTTGATCGTATGTTCCATCAATGTACTTTGTGAGTTCTTCTAAAACTTTGTCTTCGTTAAACTTATACATTATTTTTCTGCCTGAAAAAATGTTACTTGTGTAAGCCTTCCTTTTGGAAAACCTGCATTAATTGCTGTATGGTAGTAATCACCTCTATATAATATACAACGATTGTATATATTTCCTATTAGTGTATGAGGCTCATACTTTTGTCCTGTTGTACCAAACCAATCACCTTTCCATGGATCTCCTTTGTCCCATACTCCTTTTATTCTAAGATCTTTTGATTCAATATGTCTAAAAAGAGCAGTTCCTGCGTTTAGTGGTGCATCAGGAGTTAGATATAAAACTGAAGCCCATACATTGTACTCTGTTCCATATCTATCGACTGTCCAGTCGAAATGTACCCAGTTAAATTCATCTGTATTTTCTGAGTAGTTAAAATTTGTTCCCCTGTTGCCTTTAATAAAAGCTACTACATTTTTATTTAGTATTTTACTAAATCTATTTCTTAAATAGATTCTATTCTCATCACTAAAAGTACCATCAGTTCGTGAGCCTGGGTGTCTGACTTCTTTCTTTCCTGTTCCTGATAAACGTGGCAAAGCAAGAGCTTTTGCTCTTACTTCGTCTGGATTTGGATAGAAGTCATCGACTATATGAATCACTTCTTGTTTAGCTCATCAATAACTTCAATACCACCTTCTACTTTATGTAGTAA